CTCGTCTTGATTACAGATAGGGCATATATAATCCTTCTTGGGCATACCGTACTGTCTACGTAGCACTTGTCTTACATGATGTAGATATCTATTACATTTTCTACACTCAGGTCGAAGATAGTTACCTCCAGATGTCATAGAATAAGAGGATAGCGGGAGGTACTCTTCACACTTACTACATACCTTACCTTCCCCCGCCCCTAAGTCTCCATCTTCTTCAAACAGAGTTAATTGCATTATAACTTACCAATCTCTTTAAATTCTCATGATAGGTTTTGTTAAACCCTCGCTCCCATTCTTTATAGCGAGATGTACCATAGGAATACGGATTTGTCAAGTTTTCTTTAAACCCTTCCCTACCCTCCTCAATCATTTTTTTGAGTGGGTAGAAGTCAGGGCTAACATACTTCTTCTTAAACGCCACAAAGCCCTCCTGAGTTACTGATTTCGCATATGTCGTGGGTCTCTACATGCTCTTCAAATTCTTCTCCTAGACGGTCTACCGCCTCTTTGTAAGGTACAGGTGTGAGAGGCTGACCCCCTCTAGAACCATCGGGATAGCAAGTAAATCCTCTTAGCCTATGAGCGTACTTAGCTAAGGTTTGTGCAAAAGGCTTAACAAGATCTGGGTTGTTAAGCTTAGAACCCCAGGAGGGTAGATTAATAGTAGAGCTAATAGACATATCTACGTAGTCCTGGACATCAGCTTGAAACTTGATACGCTTCTCATACTCAGGTGCAAGGTCTAGAGCACTTTCGATCTTCTCCGGCTCTACTCCGTAGATGTCGATCAGTTCCTGTGCAGCAGAGTCAACAACGTATTGATATTTCCACCGAGTGCCGTTGGTAAGATACCGTCTCTTATAAGATACTGCAAAAATCGGTTCTATACCTGTCGTAGTTCCAGCCAAAATACCAATAGAACCAGTAGGAGCGATAGCCCGGTTTGCCACGGGTGTTGATATAGACAGCTTATCACTAAACTTTTTAGACGTATCGTCAGAAATTCCTTTGTAGATAGCCAGCCATCGGTGAAGCTCGTCGGTAACTTCATACTCTTCCCCTCTCTTCACTAACCATTCATGAATACCCATAAGGCCGAGACCAAGTCGCCTGTTCTTTTCCCTGATATCATAAACCTTTTGGTAGGGTAACTGTGCTCTTAGAGTACCACAAATTAAAAATTTAGTGGCTAATTCAACGACATGGGCAAGCTCTGTGACCGACTCAATACGGCCAAGGTTGATGCTGCCCAGATTGCAAACATCACTATCGTCAGCAGAGCAAACTTCAGTACAGGCGTTACGTAGGGTATCATTTTCATTCTCCATAAAATTAAAACTAAATCCAGGTTCCGCCGAACGCAGGGCCTGTCCTATGTTTTCTAAAAAGACCTCCCCTACATCACCTGTTTTCCAGTAGTTTAGGAGCCATTCAGTATCGTAGTTAACACTAATATTTGTCATGTCCAAAGGAGCGGGAAAATTGAAATCTTGTTCCTTTATCTGTTTTAGGGTCAGACCCGTGTTACCTACTGGTATTCTATCCCAATTTTTTGCAACCAGAAAAGAGGGGACATCATTATGCTTCCAGTTTAAAGAAGCGTATATAGCAGATCTACGACTACCTCCCTGCATAACCTTAGCCCCAATAGAATTAATCATTTCCATCTTAGGGATAGGGCCGCTGGCAACTCCTCCTGTACCAGCGAGAGTTCTACCGGACTCACGATAAATAGAATAATCTACGCCAATACCGCCCCCTGTCATAAGACAACTCTCGGATTTCCAGCTTAGATTAGCCCAGTCCTCTCGTGTATCTTCTTCCGCCTTTAGAAGAAAACAGTTGTTGTAGTATCGGTTAGACCTACCTGCGTAGTACAAGTAGCGCCCTCCTGGTACGAACTTGAGGTCTGTAATATATTGACAGAGTTCACTCTGCTCTTCCTTAGTGATAAGGTCGGTCTCGCCTTTCCTAAGATCCCCACAAACATCTTTAACCAGAGTATTAGCCAACTGTGACCAAGTATCACATCCTAGATGTGAATATTTTAAGTTAAAAATGTCTTCGCTGAACTTTGACCTGAAGGTTGGATTACGATTTGACTTAAAGCTACTCATATATATCAGCCTCCACGCTTTTGACAATTATGTCGTCAAAGCAGCTATTAAAAAATTCTTCTACTTCATAAGGGAAATGAGAAACAAACCCCTCTATCCCATCCGCTGGGATTAGGGGATGGTCCTCGTCAATACTCAGCCTTACAGTTAGCACCATGTCAATCACATTAGGACCTATGAAAGTTATTTAAAGTTGCTAAAGTTTTCTTAGGATTATTCCCAACCACTAAATCTGAAAGATCCACTTTAGGGTGATCTTTTTGCTTGACAAGCTTACCCATACTATTTATTGTTCCGTTAGAAATCTTTAACATATTGTTTTCATGTACTCTTTTAAACGCTTCTGGTAGTTTTTCAAATTCAACATATCTAGAGGCGAAGCCTAGAGTGACGTATAAAAGGTCACAAACCTCTTTCAACATATGTCCAGAGTCTGGTATGTATTTATCCTTCTCTCCATTATCGTGCAATACTACTGAGTCTAGAGAGTCGGCTAACTCGTCAAATTCTTCTGAGATAAGATCCATACAAAACTCTGTTTGGTCAAGATAGTCGAGGTAGTTTGTTTCCCCTTCAGCGGTTAAATCAGATAGAAGATTACCTGTTTTATGTAGTATAGATATATCATGAAAGTCAGACTTTGTCAACTGTAGAGTGAGGGCATCTTGAAATTCTTTTAGCATAGCTAGTTCAGTCTTCATGCTACTTATCCTCCTTCTTAACGTCTTCTATTAATTTACTGAGATACCATTTAGCTTTTTCTAGATCTTGTAAAGAGTTGTCTTTATAACGGTATCTCCAGAGGTATTTCATAGCATTACCCTGTAGGTAGCCGGCGAAAGAAGATCCTGTACAGGCTTCAATAGCCTCTATGCACTCAATAGTATTATGCCGATTATAGTGCTCTGGTTTATTCACTGGGTCATATCTCATATTATGTTCAGTAATCTTGGGGGGTTTCTTACTCATCCAATATTCAGAGCCTCCGTTCTCTTCTGGATTAGAGCTATCGTGAGCGGTACCAAATATATAATCTGCTGCTGCTAAGTTAGGCATCCTCTTGCTCCGTTTTAGTTGTCTTAGGGGGCTTCAGATAAACAACGTTATCCTCTAGTCGGTCAATTGGATCTGTTTCTTCAGTCCTCTGCCCCATCTCTATCAAGGTGTTTTCAATACAAGCTTCTAGGATACCCATTATCGAATTACCAATTACTTTAATGGCATCATGATCTTGAGAACCTTCTTCCTCTAAAGAGAAAAAATCCTCGCAGCTAATTTCACAATCCCCATCGGTCATAGTCACAAGAATAGCAAAGGTACGATCAGGGATTTGTACGTTATGCATACGGTTTATTTTCGACATGACATCTCCATGAAGTCTTTAGCATAGATCAGGGCCAGTGGTTCTTTTCTATTTGCCTTAATTACAACCACTGGTTTAGTATCGGGGGATAAGCTACTCTCTGCTTGATCCATGATAGAATAGACACTAAAAGCTGCCCTCGATTTACACTCCACTGTCCAGGGCCATTTACGACGGGCGGCAGGGGATAGCATTACGTCTGGTCCATTGACCCCCATAGGGGTAGACTTGATATCATCAGGTTCTACACCCTTAAGACGAGACAATAATGCATCCCTTACCCATTGCTGGAGTAACCTTCCTTTGTTTTTAGCTGACGACGGCTTCATATTTCGGACTCATTTTTGTGTAATAGTCAAAACGCTTTGCCTTAGATACAGGGTTCTCGACGTACTTTAATCCTTTCCAGCAGTCGAACTTATAATCACAGAATGTACAAGGTCGTTGTAGTTTTCTGTTTCCTGTAATCTTCTTATAATAAGTTTCCGGTGCGTCATCGTATAGGCGTTGAAACTGCTCCTTACTTTCTGTCTTTGAGATTTGTAATGCCTTGTTCTCAATCTGCTCCAAGAAGTACGCTTCATCGTCTGGATCAGCTTCGATGACTTTCATCTCACCGGTACCCTTATTCAGGATGATCCAGCCTCCTACCTTTACTCCTTCCGCCTTGGCATAACCAAACAACTGGCAGCAGTACCCAAAATCATCGTGCCTCTTTAGCTCCTGGTACGAAGCAAAGCGACTATCGTATGAGTAGCTACTAGCGCTCTTTATATCCCAGACGGTCTTATCTTCCATCTCGATCACAAGATCTAATTCACCGTATAAATCCCCGGACTTAGTAGGGAGTTTAACTTTCTTATTTAGATCAGTAATCTTAACACCTGCTGCAAGGAGTATAGATACAGCAACAACCTCAGTCATATCTCCGTAAGTCATCATAATCTTAAAATGATTAGGCTTTGCCTCTTGTTTCCATCCCAACTTAGCGGCTTGTAGTTGACACATGGGCTTGCCAATCTGCGATAGAGAAGGCAAACTCTTCTTGTCAGAGATCCTAACATGATTAAATCGTGTCAGTTTCTCATTGAACATCTGACTTGCCTGGAAAATAATCTCCCTAGAAAGAGTAGGGTTTCCAGACAAGTAGACATCAATTTTACTTTGTAGGTTATTCATTAGGTGTCACATCAACAAAGCTAGTACTGATATTTGACCCAACGTTCTCTCGCATTTTATCAACAATAGCGTTATTCTCGTCCTTGATAGTTTCTTGGAAGACCTTCAATGCCGCGTGATCATCCTCTGAAAGCTCAAATCGATCTTCAATCATTGGCGCATACTTCAATACAAACCACTTGTTAGATCCTTTGCTCTCCATTTTAAAGCTGATCTTAAACTCATAGTTAAAGTGTTTAAGCTTCTTAGTCTTCTCAAGCTCACTCACTACACGGCCTACCTCAAAGAAGTTAGAGGGTCCGAGACGCATACGAAAAGGAATAGGGTCAAATTCAACAGGATCTGATCCAGGCTTAACTGCATTATCCATACGAAGAACACCAAATAGATGCCTGTATAGTTTAGCATTAGCCGACTTTGCATAAGCGATAGGGTCTTCTGTCTTTAGCTTCTCCTTTTGCTTTGAAGAGATCCAGTTACACTTGTTGCCCCCCTTCCAGTCTAGGGCCTTGTCAGAGAACCGGATAAAATGCTGAGAGATATTTGTGTACGCTTCAGCCTCTCCATCAAAAACAGCCGTCTGCATAGTCGTAGCAAAGATACGAAAATAAACATCCTTAGAGAAGACCGGGCCATGTTCTGGATGATCAAATCGTACAGATGGAACAGGAACCCCTTTCATATCCTCACCAAAGAAAGCGTCTCGGTTAATACTAGCTTTAGGAATTAAAGAACCTTCATCAGGAGTAATGAAGAGATTAGACGAGTCGTTAAAGTCCAGCGTAACCAGTTGGTTCATAATATCTCCTTTCAAACGAGATATAGGGTTTAACATATAAATTTACAAAAGTCAAGAACATTATTTATCTGCCCTAAATAACTTCCATTTGTTCCATCCAGTTATTTCCCATTGACATTTCTACATCAAGAGGTATGAACTTGTCAAGACCAAATCGTTTTTCTGCTTCATTTTGAGCTAACCTCAGACAAGTAGGGGCAAGAATTTTAATCTCCTCTATTTCATTTGGGTGAACGTCTACAACAACAGAGTCGTGTACTGTATTGATAACTAAGCTTTTTAACCCTCGCTTCTTTAGCTCTTTATGTAATAGGATCACCCCGAGTGGGACAATATCGGCTGTAGCAACTGACTGCACCGGGTAGTTAACTATCTGCGTTTTAACAGACGCAACACCCATCTTTGTACGATACACATTTGGGAAAGCAAACTGTCTACCTGTGGCAGTTTTAATAACCTCGTTTTCAATCGCCTCATTTTGTAGAAGGATGTGCCAACCAAACACGCCAGTATATTTCCCAAAGAACTCCCTAAAGTATTCCCTCTGAGCAAACGTGCCTTGAGATCCACCGTAAAGAGGCCTAAACGTACTTGCCTTTGCTGGACCTCTCTCAGTAGGCTCTCCATTATCCGTAAGCACCTTGGCTGTATAAGCATGAACATCAAAACCTTCCGATACTTCCTCTCTAATTTTCTCATCTCTAGACAAAATACCAGCAACTCTAAATTCTAACTGAGAGTAATCCACCTCTAGTAGCTTACCTTTATCAAATCGACTAACGAAAGCACGGCGAACAGGGAACAGTTTACCTTTAGGCATATTCTGTAGGTTAGGATTGCTTGAACTCAACCGGCCTGTAGCAGTGATACATTGATTAAAATTTGCGTGTAGAGTATACTGATCAGTACAAGTGTCTCCATTTACTATACATCCTTTCTTGATACCCTCGATAAAGGAGCTACGATAGGTATCGATGGCGCTTAATCGAGTTAATGAGGACAGGAACTTCTTAATATGGGGATTGGTCTGTCTACTTTCAAGGTCAGTTAAAGTCTTTTTATCAGTTTTAAATCCTCCAGCAGACGCTAGGGAAATATCTGGCTGTATCTGTAGCCCAGCTAACTCAGCACGGTTCTCATATAAGTAGCCTTTACCACTACATACCTCACATTTGCTCTCATTTTTGTATTCACCCCCATTCTTTTTATACCTACGGTAGGTACCAAACCCATTACAGTCAGGGCATTTGATAGCTTGTGTCTTGTACGTTTTCTCGAAGCAAGCATCAACACATTTAGCAAAGGCAGAGGCCAACATTCTAGGCCGACGTTTGGGCTTCCCTCTCAGGTCAACCCCGATATTCATAACATCCTTCCAGGTTTTCTTATCGACTAAATTATATGAATAGATAACCTGACTTAGTTGTTCTGGTGATGATAAATTTATTGGAGTGTCGCCTACGAGCTTTTTAACTGTACTACTTAAATAGATATTCAACTCATCTTGTTCTGTAGCGTAATCGCTGTCCACTTTATTAAGTACATCCATGTCAATCTTCATACCATTGGCTTCAATATCGACTAAGACATTACAGAACTGGCTCATCAAGTCTTTGAT